AAATTCTTTTCAATCCCTTTTTGCTTCACAGGTATTTTAAAAGTACAAACCTTATAATTATTTCTTAATTTCTTAATTGTAGTTAAATTAAGATAATAACCACTTTGCCGAATTTTTTTCTGAATATTTGAAATTGAAATAATACCACCACCTAACCGAAAAAGTTTCCCGTTAAATGATATATTGTCAAGTAAATAGCAATAAATTGCTACTGGGGAGCCATTCCCCAGACCCCTAGGCTGGCTGGCTGCCGCAGTAAGTATTTTTTAAAAAAAATACTTACTACTCCACCAGCTAGAAAATTTCTAACGTAATTTCTTTATTTTATTATAAATATTTTTAAGAACTCCAATTTCATCAAGAATAGATACATCTAAACCACCATATTTAAGAAAATTCTTATCTAATTCTTTTCTTAATTCTTCAATCTTATTTTTAAAGAACTCATCAATAACTTTTTTTTCTAACCCATCAAACATAAAAAAATCTCCTTTTAAAAATACTTTCTATAAAANCNATATTCATTAATTAACTTATCTTTATNTTCAGAACTATCCATTAAGTTTATAAACAATCGCTCTATTGCCTTTTCAATGATATCTGCATTAGATACATTTAGTTTTTTAGATAAAAACTTCATAAGAATAAAAATTTCTTTATTGGCTCTTACGTTAATTCTTTCAGTCTTATTTTTCATTGTTACAACCTCCAACTATTTAATTTAACTTAATTATACTTATTTGTTGTAACAATNTCAACTATCAAAATCAACTTGATGTTTCACGTAAAACATTATTGTAAAATTAAAATTGATAAATGCAGCATAAAAACCAGAACCGGGGNCCCCCCTACCCCCAAACCTGGTTTTTATGTACCATTTATCAATTTAACCTTTAACATTATTAATTTCCGCAACATCAAATAAAGCATAACTATCATACAAAGCGGATATTTTTTTTGAATAAGAAAAGAAATTAACTTCTACTTTTTCACGGACGCCGTACCAATAAGTAACACAAGCGAAAGTTGTAAAAGGTAACATCTTCCCTATTAATTTAAAATTATTTATCTTCCTATGCTTTATTTCATATTCAAGAAGACAGCGAATTTGCTTATCTAATAATCTATCGTTCTGCGTAATTAAGATAACATTATAACCCAAATGCCTATGCACAGAAAAAAAATAATTGTATTCCTTTCTACTCTTATCCCTAAAATCTCGAGGATTAAACAAAGCCTGAGCCTCATCGATAACTAATAATGTNTGTGCCTCTTTTCCTTTTACATGATTTTTTAATGCAAATTCGGTCAAAAATTTTACTGTNAAATCTTTATTTTCTTTATATATAAATTTACCTAATTGTTTGCCTTTTTTTGTTTTAATTAAATCTATTTTAATTGGGAAATTAGCAATCACATTACCTCCATTTTTTAATTTATTTACAATATCCCGAACAGAATTTAAACTTTTCCCGCTTCCAGGTGTACCAGAATATAAATAAATCATTTTAAAACCCCCTATGCTATTGCTTTAATCCAACGCAAAACAATCTGATATAAATAATAAACACCGACAACTACCAACCAAGTTTGCAAAACAACAATTGCCTCATTGAATGGTATAAAATAGTTAATATAAGGCAAATATTCTGCAATAATAGAATTATTAATAACATTAAATGGACTAGGTGGAAGAATAGAAAATATTAAAGACAGTATAGAACCTAGAGCCTTTATAATAAAATTCAGAATATCAATTATAAAATTACCCATTGTTATTGCCCCCCTATATGCTTCCTCGTATTAACTATAAGAAAATAAACAAAAGCAACTAATAAAAAATATCTGAAAATACTACTAAAAGGAAAATAATCATCAATAAAAGCCAAATCTATTTTAAAAGAATATGAATTAAAATATTTTTTTGGCATTACAACATTGATAACAGGTCTTTTTTTAGATACATCAAAATCCTTGAACAAGTTATATATATCCCAAGGAATACAAAACGGGAATTTCTTCGATAAATCTATATACAAGGGCGAAAAATCTAAAGTTGAAGTTGTAGGTAAATCAAAGTCAGGAATATCCGTTTCCCCTGGTATATCCGTTTCCCCTGGTATATCCGTTTCACCTGGTATATCTTCTACTTGGTCTAATGGTATAGGCTTTATTATTTCTCTTGCTTTATCCCAATCCAAAGGCATATCGGGAGAAATTGGAATATCTAAAACATCTGTAGCAGGTAAAGGAATATAGCCAGGTTTTGCGTCTGTCCAAGGCAGAGCAACAGGTAATTTATCTTCATTATAATTTTCTCTAACTGCTGGGTTATCATATGGAATTTCAATAATATTTACTTTAGAAACATTAACACCTTCAGGAACGAAAATATCAAAGTAATAATCTGCGTTAATTCTAGGGCCTGTAACGAAACGCTGTTGATGTTCGCAGCTGTAGTGACTTCTACCATTTTCAAAAACAAGAGAAACAGGATGTGTTTTAGAAATAAAAACACATAATTTATCTATAAAAATACTTTCAGTTATAACATTATCAGTCAATGATTTTTTATATTTATAAATAAGCCGTAAATCTGATAAATCATCAACCATTGGTTGAATAATATAAGTAGCAGTAATTGGACTTAAAACCAAATTACCACCATTTAACCAGACACCTGAACCTAAGTCTAAAGTTTCAGTTTTAGTTAATAATTCAGTAGGTAAATTTTCAGCAACCCAAGCCACAGCATCTTTTATAAAACTGTCTATCTTTAACCCAACAGCAATCGCACCATCAAAAACAATTTGACCTCTTAATTTAGCATTATCATTAATTCTATCAACGACACGTTGTCCCATATCAACAATCTGCTCACCGTTAAGAGCAACAACACCAGTCGCAAGAACCAAAGTACCTAAAGCCCAAAGCATAGTCGGAGTTATTACAAAATCAAATGCTTGGACTTCTTTTTTCTTATAATCAGCAACAACGCCAAAAGATAAAGTAAAAACCAAAAAACAACTAACTACTTGATAAAATAATTTTTTATCAATCTTATATTTCAATGACATTTTTTAACCCCCTATATAAAAAAAGGAGAATTAATTCTCCTTTAATTTACTTTGTTACTTTTTTGAAAAAGCCTATTCCTTGAGAAGCTGCAAACTTAATTCCAAATATTGTAACCCCTACACCCAGGACAACTCCAAGCATTGTTACAACATCTCCTTGTAAGCCAGATAAAGCTTCTGTAATCGCACTTGTTATAATTTCCATAATATAATACCTCCATTTATTTAGTTAATTTATGTAAAAGTGCAAAAGCACTCTTTACAGCATTTCCCATAGAAAAAGTTACAAGTAATAAGCCACTTGTAAAAAAACCATAGACAAAACTTTTAACCATTTCACTGTTTATCTGATTTATATCCATAGACAAAACCTCCAAAAACAAGGCCCCCCAAAATTACACCAAATCCAAAAGATAGCCAATTAGCTAATAAATGCAAAAAAGGGAAAATTTCTTCATTAGTCATTATTTAACCCCTATTAAACGCATACTTTTATAAGTTAAATTATAATCAATAATGGCAATAAAGTCCTGTCCAAATTCAAAATCTAAATCAATATCTGACACAAGCTTTAAAGTGTCAACCCCCTGCATTAAAGAAACAACATTATATTCATTGCCTTTCTTAGTTTGTTTTTCTTCTTGTGCTAAAAATTTGCATTTTAATTCAAAAACCATTTTAAAACCCCCTCTATTTAACTTAATTAAATATTACTAAATTTTTAAAAATATGTCAACCTTTGACAAAAATGTATTCGCTTATCTAATAATCTTCCTTTATAATTAAATTGCTAATTGTAGGCAACGTTGTTATAGAAACATATTCATTCTCATAATCATATTTAATAGGGCTGAGCAAAAGCCCTCTTTTTACTTCTACAGATTTTTTTAATCCTCTTGAACAATAATAACTCTTATGATTTAATTCTATATCTTTTCCAAAATCTTTCGTTATATATTTAGTAATATAATTAGCGACCTTATCAGTATCCTTAATTTTACCCAGCGAATTAAAACCAAACTTTTTTTCATATANAACAAAATTNTAATAACCTTTATTTTTTAATTTGCCTGGAACACCTGGAACATCATCAAACGATATTAAATGTTCTTCTTTTATCCCCATNAATAAGCCATGCATATGCCACGCCCCGTCCTTATGNATTTCAGGTATNAATAAATATTGAATATTAGAATTATATTTCTTTCGATAATCTCTTATAAACTGTCCTAAGTCCTTAATAAACTTAGATAAATTATACCTATTATATTTATCTTTATCTAAGGTAAAAGTCGCGAAATACTCAAAATTATTACAAAGAGCATATTCTCTCACTTTAGTTTTTGCCCTTATCAAATTATTTAGAAGTTTCTCATCATTAACAGAACATTTAGAAGAAAAATTCTTT